CTTAACTTCTTGTACTGCTTCTGCTGGTCCTGTTGATGTGCTGATGATTCCTTCTGGTACTGGCATTACTGTTTCTCCTTCAACCATTGTGTTAGGTCCTGAATAACCCAAGCCTTATCTATCCCTGCATTGCGACTCTTAACTACAACATAATGCAATGGCACTTCCCCTATACCACGTGCACTTGCGTAGTTAAGCGCCTCAACTTCTGCTTCTCTCCAGAACTCAGGCAAGGAAAGGGTTGCCCTGTTCTTGAGTTCAAGGATGTAGGTTTCTCCAGATATGATAACAACCATATCCCCTTCATCCTTTGCCCCAGCCTTAGTCAGACGCTCTGCCATAGCCCCGCATTTGCGGAGCCACTTCATTACATCTGTCTCAAACTGAGAACCTTTACGACCGTTTGGGTTAGCCATCTTTACCTGTATCGTAGACAGCGTTGCCGTTCTCATCTATCTTTACCTTGAAAACTTTAAGTTCAATCAGCGCCATTACAAGGTTAGCCATATCAGCTTCTAGTTGCTTGATACGATTCTTAACATACTGGATCTCTGTGTTAGCCATTGGTTTCCTCATCACTTAACAGGTAGTCGGCGTACTGTCTAATCAATTCATTGGTGGATATGCCACGGTTCTTAGCCTCAGAGTTAAGCGCAACCTTCTGCTCTTTGCTCAGGCGTATCTGTAATGTCTCACGCATATCATCCTTGTATCGCAAGGACCAAGCGTTCTGCGGATCTTTTAATCTTGTCACGCTAATTCCTTTTCAATAGCCTGAATAGTTTTACAAGGCCAAGGGTTTAAGAATGCTGGAAGTTCAGGGATGCAAGAACATCCGATAACAGTCTTAGTTTCTGGGTCGCCTTCTGGTCCTGTCTCCATAGACCAAGGCTTATGCAATTCGACTACTGCATAAACAGCATTACGTAATTGTGATTCTTTGTAACCAGATCCTGTGGCACCTTCTTCATTGACAAAAAACTTTAATCTGATCTTTTCTAATAACTCATCGTGTGTCATACTACAATCGCTCCCTGGTACCCACTCATTGCATCTCGTCTTAACATCCAACCAAACTCATCTTGATCTCCGATCTGACACGCTGCATAGTTTACTAGTAGCGTTGCATAATCAGAAGCATCAGCTGTGTGTGGTCCAAATCTATTCTTAACTGCAGCAACTGAAAGAGTTGCTTGCATCGGGTCATACCCAAGCGTCAAGATCAGCGCAGGTAACTGACTGACCTTACCGTGGATAGCACGTCGTGCTGGTGGTCTAGTAGGTGAACCATACTCAGACTGTTCTGATACGTGGTGTAGTACCAGTACGCAGGCTTCGGTCTTGCGTGCCATATCGTGTAGCTCCATCATAATCGCACGCAAGCCTGCCCATTCATTGTCTGTCTCTGCTGCCACATTCATTAGGTTATCTATGACGATCAGTTCCGGCGCTACACCATAGAGTTCTACGTATGCTCTGATCTCCAACTCAATATCATCAAGTGACGGACTGGAATCAAAGACCCATTTGATATGACCCAACTTCTCGAATTGTTTGTCATAGTAATGGGAGTCAGCTGACAGGCTCTGTTCAACAGTGACCTGACTATGTCCTGATGTATGAGCTGCTGCTCTCATCATTACAGTAGTTGTGTCAGTATCTGCTGAAAAGAATAGTGTTGGTACTTGTGCCTTGATCGCATAGATCAAAGCAAACATAGACTTACCAGCGTTGGGAGCAGCGGCTACCATACAGACCTGTCCTCTACGGAACTTGATCTGCTTGTTGGCAAGTCCATTCCATACATCAGGCAGAGGCGTTGCTTTGGTGAGGACTGTGCCCCACGCACGCTGTAAACTAAGCAACGTTCTCCCCTTCCTGATGTATTTTAATTCCTCTTTGACGACGTATTTCTTGACGTGCTCTGTTATTTAACCCGCCCCATATGCCGTGAGTTTCATTGGCGATCCCCCACTCCGCACATTCTCTTCTGTGTGGACACCTATTACAGATACTCTTTGCGAACTGAGCATCGTTAACATTTGCTAAAGGGATTTCATTATCGGGAAACCAAAAGTCTCCACCAATCGTGGCACAACTAGGAGCTTCGTAGAATCTCGGCTCCCGCATTGGTTAGCGGATCCAGATAGTCTCACACTTATCTGGTGCACCCTTTGGTGTTGGGCACATATATCCCTGCCAAGTACCACGTTCGTTAGTACCAGTCTTGTATGACATAGCACCGTGCTTACAGGACTTACCACCTGGTGCTTCGCTCTGCTTTGCAACAGGTGCATTGAACTGTGCCTGGATATCTGCAACAGCACGTACTGGTGCTGCAGGTGCTCCGCCACCTAGATCATTTGATGTTGCCTTGATGAGTGCTGCAACCATACCAAGATCGTTGAGTCCGGTTTCAAGATCCTTGACATCTGTTGCGTACAAGTTGATAAGAGTTCCGTCAGCTAACTTGTAGTTAATCTGGAACTTTGTGTTTTCGTTTGCAGCCATTTACTTTCCTCCGATAGTTTTGATGTTTAGTCGTACTGATTCATTACCAACAACCTTTGGTACGAACCCTAGAAGTTTCTCAACTTCCTTTGCATCAACTGTTTCTCTACCTTTAACAGTAGACCAGCTGATCTCTACTCCACTAGGTGTTACTCCAGTAGTTCCTTCAAAGGATGCTTTTAAGGAATCCTTTTCTTTTTCTAACTCTTTGATCTTACTGTCCAACTGTAAGTACAGCAGTGCATTCTTGTCAACTTGTTCGTCCTCAATAACTATTTCACTAAGGACGATATGTTCTTTTTTTAGACCACCACACCCCATCATTTCAGATGCGTCGTAGTATTGGCAATAGTCTTTACAGAATGATTGATCCTTTTCAGCAGGTGGTAGTTCTTTACTTGCCTTTACATTGGCTAGCCATTGAAAGGCTTCCAATGCGATAGCTTCGTCGTAAGGTTCGGTATGTACCTTGACATCTTTCTCAGCACCATCACGAGCAATAGCAACCAGATTAACCGTCTTAACATCGTACCCATTCTTTGATAGTAAGTAACCATAAACTTGTACCTGCCAACGCTGTTGCACTGATGGGAAGTAACTTAAGTTCTTGACCTTGCTTGTCTTCCAGTCAATGACTGCGCCAGTACTAGGTACAAATAAATCTACGTGTGCTTTCATATCACCGTAGGCAACTTCTGTTTCAACTAAATACTCTTTGCCTTCTGGATCTATGTGACCGATGGCTTCTTCGATTGCAGCGTGGATGGCAGTACCCATAATGGCAGCCAGCTTTGATTGGTTGTCATTGGTATAAGGCTGTGCGTTTAATCTGTACCAGACCTTGCGCCTACATCCACCGATCTCTGATGGACCAACCTCTGTCTGCTGACTGCGGTTACGACTTGCATCTTTAGTATGCAGTACGTGCAGTAGTAGTTCCTTTGGATCTTCAATCGCCATCGTTTTGTTTCTCACGTTCTGCTTGTATCGCTTCAACTCGTGCAGCTAAGTAGCCCTGCTGTAAAAAGTAATGAGCAGCGTACTCATCTGTCATATGAATTCCCTTTATCTCCATTGACGATCATCCTTCCATTGAAGCCAGGTATCAAAACCATACGCTGCTACGAAACCAATAACAAATCCTATTGCTAGTCCAAGTACCATAGTTACATCCTTTCCTGTAGTTCTAATTGAATCGGAGGTGAAGTATTGATGTCAAGAACCGACGCGATCTTTACTGCTTTTTCTGCAACAGTCATCGCAAGCGATGGCGTGCGGTACAACTTCTTGTCTACTGAGTACAAGAATCCGAGTGCATAGTTACCGCCTGAGCCATTGGCAAACAGACCCAGCTCACTAGTGTTGAACGATAGGTCGCCACCGATAGAGAACAGGTGTGCGTTAAAAGATATGAGGAACGCGAAGTTCATTTCCTTCTGGTCTGGTTCATAGTTATTCTCTTTGAACGCAGCTGAGATACTAGGAAGTAACTTGCTACCCATAAACCGAACGGGATCTTCACCACGATACAACGGTGGTTTCCACGCATAGGCAAGGATGTCACCAGGACGTGAGTCACCGGTAAGACCTAATAGATATTTACCTACCCAAATTATCTTGGGAGTTTCAATAGAGA